GCACTTAATTCATGAGGATTATCAGGTTGCTCTCTCGTTGCTCCTGATTGAGATGGAGACCCCGGAGAATTTGCTTCTTCACATCTATTTTTAATACCTTTTGCTACTTCAGATTGTATAAATGATGATCTATCTTCTTGCCTTAGTAGTCCAGAATTTACCCTTGCTTCTGCTTCTATTATTGCTCTTTGTTGATCTTGAAACTGCGCTTTAGATAAAGGAATATCCGATCTTAATCCAAATTGATTTACAGAAACTCCATTTGGAGGAGGAGAACACTCTGATGATTGCTCTGATGACTTAGGTTTAACAGTAACTAAAGATTCTTTTGGTACTTTAATATTTAAATCTTTATCTCCATTTGCTGGTGTAGCAAATCCACTTGTCGCTGAAAAATTACTTTTATCTGTTCCGATTTGAGTGCTTAGTGCCGTCTGTGCATTATTTCCAAGAACACCCATAATGACGGGAACTTGTTGGTCCTGTCCATCAAGAAAGAACCCAAAAACAAAATTACCCTGACGAAGATTGGGGGTTGCTGATGCAGCAGCCTGACCTCCACCAGCAGTAATTGGATACATCACTTGCGCCCAAGGAAGTTGATCGGAAGGAATTGTAGTTTCTTCCTTATCGTGCAATCCAATTATTCTGACTTTATATCTTCTTCCCCATCCAGGAACTTGATCTTTACTCTCAAATTTTCCAGGAACAATATTATCCCTCCAAGTGGAATCATCAGCAATCTGCCCTATCCACCAATAGAAATGTGATCCTAAAAATCCAGGATTAAATAAAGACCCACCTTCCATCACTTATTAATCCTCATATATTCTACATTCAAGAGCATCTGGATGAGAATCACAATATAATTCAAACGGGGTTGGATCACGATCTACGTCTGGATGATTTGCCTGATATTGTTCTAGTGAAGTGAGTTCATCACTCAAATAACGACGACGTTGAGCATTAATTTTAGCATCATCTAGTTCATCAATATCATCATTAATGTGTTGTTGAAGACTTTTATTGTTCATAATGGAATTTTGCCAGATGTGTGATTGCCAACTCTACCAAAAGAATCTCTAACAAGATTTAACTTAGTATAAGTTTCTTTTGGGGAAATATAGTGACATAAATCTGCTATAATATATAGCCCACCATATTCCTTATTTACTTCTTCATCATAAACTGACAATTCTTTAGCATCAACAAATACAACATCCCCTGCATGTAAAGAAAAGTCTCCAGGTATTGTGATTGTACTTTTCAAAGAAAATAGTTGATTATATCTCATTATAGATTGATTTAATATATTTTTATATTCAAAATTTTCTTCCTTAGATTTACTAATTTGTTGTTGAGAATTTCCAGATGGTAAAGTTCCCTTATCCAACAAATAATAAGTAGTTCTGGAAAACTCTTTGTTGTTACCCTCTTTGTTAAATTCCGGATTTAAAGTAGGAAGTTCTTTCCCACCTAACTTTAAAGATTGTTCCTTTTCTTTTGCATTAGGAGTAATGACTTCATAATAACAACTAAATGGATCAAATAAAACTGTACGAGTAGAAAATGCCCCCATCTTTAATTTTTCTTGAACATCAACCCGATTATCTTTATAATAATCAAGTGCTTTGACATCATACCCAGAAGGAATATTATCTCCTCTAGAATCTGGAGTTTGATTGAATATAATAGACTTTTTCTTTTCTTGACTTAATAAGGAATCTATAGACTTAAATTTAAATCCTTCTGTGGTTTCAAAGAAAAAATATCCAGCAGTATTTCCACTTGCTTCAGAAAAATTAGGCACAGATTTTTTAGATAACCAATTCATAGCATAATAAGGTTTTCTATTATTTCCAATAAAATTATAGTTATTAGAAGTTTCCTCTATATCTAAATTTTTATTTGTTGCAAGATATTTTTGGTCCGTCAAAATTTTTTTAATATGATCTGAAATCTTACCATCAAATCTTTCATTCAATCTAACTTTTTCATTCATAATAAATTCTTTAGAAACCAATTCCAACTGAATCATAGATTTTGTAGTATCTTCTGAAATTGGGGAAACTTTATTTACATAAAGGACCAAATCTAAAGTGATTTCATTATTATCAGTAAATTTTAGATATACTTTTTCTTGACCAACAATGGGCAAACCATCAACCACAGTCTTATCATCAACTGAATTTCCAGTATCAGCAAAAGTATAAGTTGCTTTAATACTATCTTGAAGAATACTTTCATAATACATTAGGCGAATAGCACCATTCACGATACTAGCGGTTTTACTTTGATCCTTATTAGAAACTACATCCAGTCTTTGAATATAAGATGGTTCAGCAGATTTAGTTGCTATTAAATTTACCATTTGTTATTACCTCTTAATTATATTTAACTACCAACATAAAGAGAATCAAATGGATCAGACTCTTCCCCATCAACCATTGACACTAAACTTCCAGACGAACCAAAGGATTCATAATCTTCTCCACGTATTATAGTAGGAACATAAACAACTTCTGGTTTTGAATATGGTTGTTCATAATCAGTGTATCCGGAAATTACTTTTAATTTTTCTATAATTGACGGTGCTTTTGCTATAAGTTGAGATTGATTTTCAATATCAATAATTTCTTTTGTGAGATCATATCCAAGTAGATTTACAGAATCTTTATCAATAACCTTAAACATTTCTCCATCGTGAAGAGTTAATTTCAATCCACCTTTAGGAACAATACCAAAAGATTTTCCTATAAATGCTGAACCATTTGGTTTTTTACTCATATGCATCAATACAGTTTTTCCAGAACCAGGAACTGTTGCATAGTTTCCACCGCCACCAGGATCATTTTGAAAATTAGTAAGTCTAAAAGGAATTAAAGGAAATCCTGGCATATTAACATCAAATGCAGATTTTCTACCAGAATGAGTATGCATTGATTGCCCTTTTCTAATCAGCTTAGCATAATAGTCATCACTTTTACTTGGTAATATAGGAGTTCCATCAGAAAGTTCTGGTTTTAATCCAGAACCAGCCATTTTTCTAATTAAAGGAACACCATCTTTAACTAAAGTATCAACAGATCCATCAAAAGATTGGAAATGTGCGTGAGACCATCCAGACTGAGACATATAGGTTCTTCCAGTTAAACCAAATCTCCAATTACCAGAACCAGATCCAATATCTCCAGTGTATGTAGTTTCTCCTTTTATATTAGCATTAACCATAGCAGCACTTAATTTACCTGCCTTGAATTGTCCTATCATTGCACCACCAGGTTCAAATCCAAAAGTGTGTCCGTGCCTCGTTTTTTCAGTTTCATTTGCAAGGTGATTATTTGCCTTTTCGTATGCCTCAGCTCTAAAACTGTCTCTTGGCCCAACAAAAGACCTAGCATCATTTTGCTTTGATTTATCTAAAAGTGCAGCTGCAACTCTCTCTAATTGTTCTTGAGTCTTACCGTGAGTCTTTGAAAAACGAAGTGCATCTTCTTTTGTTTTAATTGCTGCCCAAGCATTTGTTCCACCATACTGACGAACTGGTTGAAATTGACCAGGATTTAATATTGCCTTTCTAATATTAGGAGCATTCCAAGCTGGATATTGCGTTCTATTATAAATTACTTGGGCAACGTCAGCAGCACCCTGTGGATTGGAATTTTCAAACATTGCTGCAGTTGCAAGTAACCAAAAATCTTCACTATCACTAGAAACCTGAACACCAGCACCTTCTCCCATATCATCAGGACTTGGTGGTGTTTTTTCATCTCCAGGTTTCTTAAGATTCAAATTTTTCTGTAGTTCTCTCAAAGTTTTTTGTGCATTTGTTTCTGTTGCATCTTTAAAAGCCTTTGCAACCCAATCGCTAATATCACCACCTTGAAAAATAGCATCTAATGTTTTTGGATCAACAAATCCACCTTCAGCAAATGCAGCAACAAGACCTCCCTTCAATTTGCCATCATCTATACCCTTGGCAACCAACATATTAATACCCAAACCGACATTTTTATAGTCCTGCTGTGTTGGTTTTTGCCCTAACAAGTACTTGGAAGCAATTCCAAAAATTGGACCAAAATAATCACTACCAGTGGTATTTTTTGCAAAATTTTCAATCACTTTAAATGGATTCATAACATCAGGAAGTTTTGGTTTTGGGAATATTCCTAATATTTTTTCCTCTCCTCCAATAGCAGAACCAGGAGAATTTACATCAACCCTTCCTGGTTTTTTAGGTGCTAATGCTCTTTTATATTTTCCTTTTTTAGAACTTGTTAATTTTCTTCTTACCTTTCCTTGTTTTTTTCCACCTCGTGTTAATCC